ATGACGGTGAATGACGTGAACGACACGCACGACGACGAGGCGGCGCTCGATCCGCGCGCCCGCGACGTGCTGGATTTCTGGTTCGGCGCGCCCGGCTCGGCGGAATTCGGCCACCCGCGCAAGATCTGGTTCAACGGCGGTGCGGCGCTCGATGCCGCGCTGCGCGAGCGCTACGGCGCGCTGCTCGACGCGGCGTGCGACGGCGCCTGCGACCACTGGGCCGCGACGCCGCTCGGCGCGCTCGCGCTGATCGTCGTGCTCGACCAGTTCTCGCGCAACGTTCATCGCGGCACGCCGCGCGCGTTCGCCGCGGACCCGAAGGCGCTTGCGGTCGCACGCAGGCTGGTCGCCGCGGGGTGGGATGCTGGCCTGCCGAGCGGCCATCACCGTGCGTTTGCCTATCTGCCGTTCGAGCACGACGAGTCGCCGGACAGCCAGCGCGAGGCCGTGCGGCTGTGCGAGGGGATCAGGGAGGAGGCGGGGTGCGCCGGGTATCACGATTTTGAAGGAAAGTGAGATAAACCGAGACGAATCCGCGAGATAAAACCGGGATGAACCGGGACGGAACGGGATCAGACGGGAACGGCTCGGAAAATCTGTTTCATAGGCTGAAAGGCGGCACGCGGCCCGGAAAGTCGTACTTTACCAGCGGCGCCGCCCGCCCGATCATTCGAATAGGTCGCTCTGGCGGGCCGCGAGCTCATCGCGCCGCACTGCCTTGATGATCTTGTAAATCCACTGGAGCGACACGCCGTACTTCCGCGCCAGCTCGGCGTGATTGTCACCGCGGAACTCGTCGAAAATCTGCCGATCGCGCTGCGACAGGCGGTAGGACACGCCCATCGGGAAGTAGATGTTCTGCCCGCCCCAGTGGGCTGCCATCCGGTCGGCGATCTCGCGGCCGAGCTGCTCAGCCTGATCCTTGCCGATGTCAGCCAGCTCGGTAAGCGTATGCGCCACGTGCTGAGCCAAGTCGACCAGCAGTTCCGGCCCTTTGCTCTTAAACGTGAAGTCGGATTTCATACGGCCTCCGTCGTCCTGTTACGCCACTTTTTGAGGTGCTCGATTACCCGCGACGCCTGGGCGGAACTGAGCCAGTCGAGTGCGTCGATGCCTGTCATGCGCTTTACGAATGCCGCCAGCGCTTCCTCCGACCGGTTCTGCACGACGCCACGCTCGGCCAACTCGATCCATAGGCCGCGGATCATCTTCGACTGGTCGTCGTCTGCCCGGCCGCGCGATTGCTTGTTGGAACGCACCTTGAACCCGCAGCGTTTCAGGTGCTCCAGAACCTTCTCCAGTTCTGGAATCGTCAGATCGGCAGCCGATTCCTTCTTTCCAATCTGCCGCAACACGCCGCGGTAGCTGTCGTCGGCCATCGCCAAATCGCGCTTTGCGACGTGAATCAGACGGATCAACCGCTGGCGCGCCGCGCCATCTTGGCCTTGGGACCGGTCAGATTTCGAGCACATCGATATCGTCCGCCTTGAAGGAGAATTCGTCGTAGTCGACGACTCGCAGGCCACTCGATCCGTCCACGGCCGGAAAACCATCAATTCGGCCCTCGTTGAATGCGTCTTGCGGCGAAGTGGAGATCACGGATTCGGTCATGAACCGAGCCGCAAAGAGCTTTAAGAACGCTGTCAGCGCGCCGTACTGCTCGATGCGCGATTCGCCATCACCCCAAAATCGCACCAGCTCGCAAAGCCGCTCGTCCGTCAGTACGTCGTGGGCGATTTCCACGACGATCTCGTAGCTGAAGTCGTGCGTCAGCACGTACTGTCTTATGTCTGTCATTCCGTTCCTCGGTGTTCGGTTCGTTATCGCGCGCGCTGGCTGCTCGTCAGTGCCCGGCCGCCACGCCGAGCAGACGCCCACTCACGCGGGCGTTTCGCTGCGGCGCGATTACGCGACGGCGTCCTTCAGCCCCTTGCCGGCCTTGAACTTCGGCGCCTTCGACGCCGGAATCTGGATTTCCTCGCCGGTTGCCGGATTGCGGCCGGTGCGAGCAGCGCGCTTGCCGACGCTGAAGACACCGAAGCCCGTCAGCGTCACGGTGTCACCCTTGCGCAGCGTCTTCGTGATGCCCTCCAGCGTGGCGTCGAGCGCGCGGCCCGCGTCGGCTTTCGTCAGGCCCGTATCGGCCGCGATATGGTTGATGAGGTCCGTCTTGTTCATAAACACTCCAGTTGGTGGTTGCCGCGAAGCGCTCGCGGCCAGCGAAATTGCCCGACGCCGCGGCTACGCGCTCGCTATGTCGAGCGGGATCTGTACGTATTGGTCGGTGTCGCCGACGCGTTCATAGACGCGCACGTAGGACTTGCTGCCGATCACCTGCAGCGCCTCGCCGATCGCGCGCATGGCCTGCTGCCAGCGCGCGTCCGAAATGTCGAGCCGGCGAAGCGCGAGGACGCGGCCGGTGTTGATCTGGCCTTCCTTGTCGGTTGCGAAAGCCTGTGTCACGATCGCCTGAATCTCCGGACGAGCGTCCGTCGTCCAGTCGTGCAGGCAACCGTCGATCATCGATTTCGCAGCCTGCAGCCGCTCATCGAAGGCGATGTGGTCTTGAATGGCGCGCTGGATGCGGTAGCGTCCGTCGAACGAATAGAGCGTGACGTTGCCTTTCTTGCCGCCCAGCTTCGTCTGGTATTCCTCGGCCGACAGGTCGACGAACGCGGCGATATCGCCGAAGATGCGCGCCTTCAGGTCACCCAGTGCCTTCGAGGCGTTCCGGGCTTCCATGACCAGCTCGCGCACCAAACGATCGCGTTCGCGGTCGATCGGCTTGATCATGCTTTCCGGTACCAGACAGCCTTTCGCGTCCTTCCAGTACCCGTTCGGAATCTGTTCCTGGTCCATCTGTTGCTCCTTGTTTGCTCTTGCCCGAGTACTGCCGCGACAGCATCTGCACCAGCCCCCGCAGCGTCTCGTGATTTCTCTGCCGCTCCTGCTCGGATATCTGCGGCGCCGGCAAAGCGCGCAGTGGCGGATCGCGGTTGCCGAGGTTGTCGATGAACAATTTCGGCGGTGGCCAGCGATCGCACACCCGGTACAGCGTCCGAAATGCTCGGCGAATGCGGTCAACGTCACCGTGCTCGGTCCAGGTCGCCGCGCGGTCCTGAAGCGCTGCCAGCCAAATGTCCAGAGTGAGCATCACGCTGTCTTCAGCCGGCGCGCCGGGAAGACGCAGCGCCACGAGACCTTGAAGACCGCGCGCGACTTCCCGCTCGACCCATTTTTCAATCACGAGCACGGCTCTCCAGTGCAGCGATAGCAGACAACGTCCTCGAACCAAGCCGGCGACGCTCAACACGTTCCACGTTGCCTGTCTGGACTTCAGCGGAAGCCGGCCGCCAGCTGCTGATCACCTCGTAGAGCCAGCCGTGACTCTTGAGGGGCAACGTCAGCCGGCCTGCGTCTCGGGCAGCAAGCGCCTGTTCGACTGCCCATATCCATGCTTCCGCCGGCGCTTCGTACTGCTGTCCCGACCGGGTAATGCGCTGAGCCTGCAGGTCGGGCAGCAATTCGCCGAGAAGCCGCGCGAGCCGGTCCATCGTCAGCTCACGCTGCGGCGGCCGAAACATGCCGAGATAGCGCACTACGGCGCTACCGAGAGGTCCGGACAGCTTGAACACCGCCGACAACGCTTCGCGCGCAGCTTCGTGTGCGACCAGCGTGTCGAGCGAAATCGTTGTTCCGCAACTGGGGCAGCGTGTACGCATGAAGTCCCTCACTGCAGCGCATCGGCCAGAATCTGGTCGATGTTGATGCGATCGAGATAGGCCACGACGCGCTGCGTGTCGGCCGGCGTCAAGACGACCGACTTTCCACCCTTCGAGATCGTCGTCACGCCCGCAGCCGATACCGCGATGTCGACGGCCGCTGAGCCGTCGAGCGTGTCAGGCGACGGAGCCCGCGCCTTGCGCCCGGCGACACCGCCGTCCGCATCGAGCTCGAGCGGTTTGAGCGTGTTTTCGCGGTACGTCGCGACAGCGCCGCCAGCTTCGAGCGGCACTTTTTCGACCAGCACGTGGCCGCGGTCGATTTCCGACCGGATGTACGAGCCGATCGCACCGTGAAGCTCAACTTCGTCGCGGATTTCCGGTTCCCGGATGCCCGGCCGGGAGCGGATCAGGTTGAGAATCCGGGCTCGTTTCGTCTGGTTCATGCTGCTACCTCCCACGTCACTCGAACGCTCATGAAAACGACGTAGGCAAACTGGCGATTGCCACGTCTCTGGATGGATATGCCGCCCGCGCGCGCTCGCAGCACGTCGGACGATTTCGCGAAATACGGGCCGATCTGGATCAGCGGGCGGCCGCCGTCGCGTGGTGCGATCTCTTCCGTCAGCACGCGGTAGCCCAGGCCGCGCAGTGCGCGCGCGCAGGCATTCAGAAGCGTGAGACGTGACACGCATTCCGCGTCGAAGACCCGCGTTCCTTCAGGCATGCGAGCACTCACGGCCGGCAGGTTCATGGGGACGATGGCGCCCATGTCAGACTCCTTTGATGACGTCGGCCGTGACGACCGGCACGCCAAGGCCCGCTGCCAGGTTCATCGCCGCCGTCAGCAGGTTGCCGATCGCGAGCGGATACAGAAGCGAGACCGTTTCTGCGCGGTCGCGACGCGTGCTCGTCATCGTGAGGCGACCACGCAGCGCGTCGATGCCACTCTCGTCGATCACATCGCCGACCGGCTTGTCGAGTCGGCCGAACTTGAAACGCAGGTATTCGTCCAGGCGTGCGCCATCAAGCGGGGCCAGCTCGACCATTTCGCAGCGCTGCACGACTTCCCGGACGTCTTGGTTACGTTCGGACAGCTTGACTTTCAGCTCGGGCTGACCGATCAGGATGATCGACAGCAGTTTCTTAAAGCCCATCTCCAATTCGAAGAAGCGCTTCAGGTGCTTGAGCGTCGCGACCGGCAACGCGTGGGCTTCGTCGATCACGAGGCAGTGCCGATAGCCAGCTGTGTGGCTTTCCTTCAGGGCCTTGTGCAGTTGCGCGAAGCGCGCCTCCGGGCTGCTCTTGACCTTCTCCAGCGGGGCAACCGCGGCCATGATCGCCTCGGCGATATGCGTGGCCTTCAGGGTCTTTCCCTTCTGGTCGTTGTCTTCCATCGCGAGCACGTACGGCTTGATGACGATGATCGGTTGGTTCTCGCGCAGGACCCGGTCATCGAGATCGCGCATCAGCGTAGTTTTGCCGCCACCGGACTCCGACACCACCGCGAGCAGCCCACCATGCTTCGCGGTCTGAAACATCGCCTCGCGCACGTAGCGGATGTCAGGGCTGACGAACATGTCTTCGTGCGACTGGACGTCATCGGCGAACGGGTCGCGGAACAGGCCGAAGTGTTTGCGGGCGGCTGGTGCCAGAACCTGTTTGCGCAGTAACATGGAATCCTCCTGGTTGAGTTCGGTATTGCTGTTCGGCTGGGAGACCGGGCGGTCCGTCGTATCCGCCAAGACATCGTGCGGACCGCCCACCTTTACTTCGCCGAATACGCTGGAATCGGCATCCAGCACGCCGTGCTGCTGCAGGTAGTCGAGGATTCGCTCCTGCAGGTCCAACTCGTCGAGGCTGCGCGGCCACACGCCGTGGTTGACGATCTGAGCGACCGCCGCCTGCGACAGATTCAGGTGTTCCGCGAGATCGGCCTGCTTGAGAGCGGCGCGCTGCAGAACGTTTTTCAGGACCAACATCATTGACCTCCTGCCGCTGCGCGAACGACCTGCAGCGGTTGATGAAGACCCGCGCGCGGGCCGGTAAGCTCGGCGACGATCGCGTCGAGCTGCTCTTGCGGTACGCCGTCCGGATAGCGCTGTTGCAGCCAGCGGAACCGGTCGGCGCTCCAGTTGACGCCCGCGGCTTCGACTGCCGCCTTGATCTGCTTCGCCGCCTCGACCAGCGACAGCGGAGCCAGTTCGACGCGCGGCGCGACGAGGTCGTGATCCGTGCCGCGGCGCGGCAGGTACGTCGGAAGATCGGCTTCGTCGAGGTGCTTGTACGGGTCCAGCCTGCCGCCGAACGGCAGATCCTTCGCCTTGCGTGCTGCTTCTGCGTCCGCACGCGTGGCGGCACCCGTGACGATCTGCTCGATCTCGTCGACCGCATGCTGCGCAGACGTATCTGCGTGCCGACGGTAGGTCTCGCCGATCACCGCAGCGCTTTCAGCAAAGCCGAGTTCGTTGCGCGCAACGACCGGCACAACGTAGTACGTCTCGTGCCCGTCCTCGCCGGTCATGGCGACCTGGGCGGCATCGTCGCGCCAAGGGTTGCGCGTGATCATCAGCTTCTCGCCGACCATGACGCCCGGCACCGACGACACGTCGTATTCGTCGCCACGGAACGACACACGCAGCTTTGGCGTGACCTTGCGGCTTTCCGGCGCAGCGACGGCCAGCTCGCGGCAGACGTCGAGCGGCGGAGCCTTGATCAACTGCTGGGCAGTGATCCGCATCCACACCTGACTGCGGGTCGCGCCGTGGCGGCTATCCGAAGACCTTGGCCGATCAGGCCTGCTGGACGTACGACAGCGGCGAGCAAGTCGCCGTGTTGCTGGACAGCCGCGGCGAGGACGGCGTCATTGTTGGCGCGGTCTATTCCGACGCCGACCGGCCGCCGGTGAGCGATCCAAACAAGTTCATCGTCCGATTCAAGGACGGCGCCATCCTCGAATACGATCGCGCGACGCATGTGCTGAGTTGCAGCGGTATGCAGAAGGTCATCGTCGATTCGAAAGCCGAGATCGTGCTGCGCGCCGGCGACAAGGTGACCGTCGACACGCCGGAGACCGAGTTCACCCGCAACGTCACAGTCAAGGGCAAGCTGACATATCAAGGCGGGATGGCCGGCTCTGGCGGCGATGGCGCAGTGTTGACCGGCAACATGAGGATCGACGGCAACGTCGACGCCACGGGCACGGTCATGGACGCCGGCGGTAACTCGAATCACCACAGCCACTGAGCTTTTAAGCTGCTTTAATATCCCCCCGCACGGTCACGCGGCAACATTGCCGCATGACCCAGCTCTCCGAAATCACCTCTGTCCACTGGCAACCAGCCCTCAACGGCGACGGCGTCGTCGAGGGTGTGGACGACATCGCTCAGGCGATTCGCCTGATCTTGGGCACGCCCCAAGGCAGCGACCCGCATCGGCCCGAGTTCGGTTCGAAGCTCCATCTGTACATCGACATGCCGATCGACCGCGCGACACCGCACGTCGTGCGTGAGTCGGTCGAAGCGATCCGGCGCTGGGAGACGCGGTGCGAGGTTATCCGCGTGATTCCGTCGATCTCCGAGTCGCGCGAGACTATCCGCGTGCAATGGCGCCTCGCCGATGGCGTGATCCGTGAAACGGAGGTGCCGCGGTGACGCTCGCCGAGCCGAATTTCATCGACCGCGACCCCGAGGCGATTACCACCGAGATCGTCGCCGACTACGAGGCGCGCACCGGCAAGACGCTGTATCCGGCGCAGGTCGAACGCGTCTTTGTCGACATCATCGCGTACCGTGAGACGCTGCTGCGCGTCGGCGTGCAGGAAGCGGCGAAGCAGAACCTCGTCGCATTCGCACGAGCGCCAATGATCGACTACCTCGGCCAGCTCGTCGGCGTGACACGGCTTTTCGCGCGGCCGGCAAAGACCACTGTTCGTTTTTCCGTCGAGGCGGCACTGCCGTCCAATCTGCTGATCGGAGCCGGCACGCGTGTCGAGACGAGCGACGGTGCCGTTTCGTTCGCAACCGACGTCGACGTGATCTTGTCGGCCGGCCAGTTGTCGGTCGACGTCGCCGCAACGTGCGAAATGGCGGGTGCAATCGGCAATGGCTGGCAGCCAGGGCAAATCGGCTCGCTGGTCGACGACCTGGGCGACGTCGACGTCACGGTGGCCAACACGAAAACCAGTGCGGACGGCTACGAGGAGGAAGATACGGAGCGCCTGCGCGAGCGGATCAAGCTTGCACCGGAAGCCTTCAGCACGGCCGGCTCGCGCCTCGCATACGTGTTCCATGCGAAGAGCGCCCATCAGTCGATCGTGGACGTCGGCGTCATCAGCCCGGAAATAGAGATGCGCGACGGTCGGCTCGTTTCGGTCAACGGTGTGCCGCCCGGCAGCGTGCGTGTCTATCCGCTTGTCGATACCGGCCTGCCGAGCGACGCCATCCTGCAGCTGGTGCGCGACAACCTCGACGACGAGCGAAAACGCCCCCTGACCGACTACGTCGACGTGCGCGCACCGACCCCGGTCGACTACGCGATCGATGCTCGCCTGACACTCTACAAGGATGCCGATGCAGACACGACCGTCGCATTGGCGCGCGCCGGCGCCGAGACTTACCGCGCCGGGCGCGCGGCCGGCCTGGGCCGTGACATCGTGCCGCGCCAGCTGAGCGCGGCGGTACAGGCGCAAGGCGTGTACGACGTCGACTTGCCGGGCCTCGAACTGCGCGTGCTCGCGGAGAACGAATGGGCGCGCTGCACCAGCGTCAACGTCGTGCCGATCGGGGTGGCGAATGGCTGACCTACTGCTTCCGCCGGCGCTGGCCAAAGACGCGCGGTTCAGGACGCTCGCTCAGCTCGCCGAGCGCCTTGGCGGCGTCGATCTATCGCCGCTGTTGGTCTATCTCATCGACGACGTTGACGCGTCGGCCTTGCCATTCCTGGCCGAACAGTTCTCCGTTATGGGCGAGGACGGATGGAGCCTTGCTGAATCCGATGACGCACGGCGCACGCTGATCAAAGGAGCGATCGAGCTCCATCGCTACAAGGGCACGCCGTGGGCCGTTCGAGAGGTCATCCGCCGTTTGGGTTTCGGCGAGGTCGAGCTCGTCGAAAACATCGCGCGTGTGTTCTACGACGGCAAGCGCCGCTACAACGGCTGGATGGTGCACGGCGATCCGGGATTGTGGGCGGTCTATCGGGTCATCCTGCTCGACCGGGCAATCACCAACGACCAAGCAGCGCTGCTGCGCGCCACCTTGGCGGCGTTTGCGCCGGCGCGCTGTGTGCTTGCCAGCCTTGAATATCGAGGCGTGCCTGTGCGCTACAACGGCGCTGCACGCTATGACGGACAGTACAACCACGGGAGCAGTTAATGGCCAAACTCGTAGAGTCTTCTCAATGGGAGGAAGACCTTTACCAAATCGAAACGTCCGATCCGGTCGAGGGCGGCCCGGACGGAGTTTCGAACAGGCAGGCAAAGCAGCTCGGCGGCCGCACGCGCTACCTGAAGCAGCAGGTCGAACAGTCTCAGACCGGTCTCGCGGGCCATGTTGCCGCAGGCGATCCGCATCCGCAGTACGCGACCAAAGCAGACCTCGCACAGGAACTTGGCAATCTGGTCGGTCAGGCTCCGGAGTCGCTCAACACGCTGAAGGAGTTTGCGGATGCGCTCGGGAAAGATCCGAATTTCGCAACGACGATGACGAACGCGCTGGCATTGAAAGCGCCGATCGATTCGCCGGTTTTCGCTGGCGTTGCGAAAGCAGTAACGCCACCTCAGTTCGACAGCAGCACGAAGCTGGCGACAACGGCGTTTGTACAGACAGCGCTGGGGAATCTCCAGTCGTTCACGATGAACTCTGGAACAAATACAACGCTCACGCAAGCGCAGGCTGGCGGCGGGTGGGATATTTACGGCGCTTGCACGATCACACTTCCGTCAACAGTTGGTTTGCCGCTGGGTGCGTGCTATTCGTTCTCCGTGGGGGCTGCCGTCACGTTCAATTGTGTTGGCTCGGATCAGATCTATTTCAACGACAGCACTCCGACCACCACCAGCTTTGTCCCCGTCACTGGAACCGCATTCCGACTGGTAAAGATCAACGCCAACCAGTGGCTTGTTTTCTCGGAAGGGCGCGGCAGCGCATCTATCTCCGCCAACGGCTATCAGAAGCTGCCGAGCGGGCTGATTATCCAGTGGGGCAACTCAGCGCCGATAGCGCCCGGCGCGTTACTGGCGGTAACGCTGCCGATTGCATTTCCGATGAACTGCTGGGCGGCATTTGCGACAGGCTTGGTTAGCAATTCAGGCGTCCCGGAGGTTACGGCAACTTCGAAAACGCAAATCACGCTAGGAAACCCGACGACCGGGAGCGCCAACACTCCCTATTACTATCTAGCCATTGGGAACTGATCATGGGTCAAAAATCCGCAGCCTTCGACGCGAAAGGCAACATTACCGCGTTCTACGACAGTATCGACAGCCCGGCTCCGCAGGGCGTGTCTGTCATCGGCATCAGCGACGAGCAGTGGCGCGATCTCATCAACGCTCAGTCTGCAGGCAAACGCCTCGTCGTGGACAGTGCCGGGATGCCTGCCGCAGTGATTCCTCCGCCGCCGACGCGAGGCGAAATCGCCGCCGCCAAGCGCGCCGAGCGCGACTCGGCTCTCGGTGCGACCGACTGGCTTGTCGCTCGACATCAAGACGAAAAGTTACTTGGCAACGGGACGACGCTAGCGGCTGATCAGTTCGTGATGCTGCTCGGCTATCGGCAGGCGTTACGAGAGTGCAGCGGAATGCCGGGCTGGCCCGACGTAACGCTTCCGTCGCCCCCGCCGTTCGTGCACGAGCAAGGAATGGCGTCTACGTAAAAGACAGGGCGGCCGCCGTAGGTGTTGGCGCACCCGTGGCGGCCGCCGCATCACTGCTGTAGCCAGTGAATTGGCCAAGGCCCCGCCACCTTCCGGAAGGCGGGCGCCATTCTATCCTACGGAAAGGGCTTTCACATATGGCAAACAGTCAGCGCGCGTCCGCGCCGCAATTGGCGGCCGCCGCACTCGATATCCGTTGCGGCCAATGCCGCCGCAAACTGGCCTCCGGCCGGTACATCGAGCTGAGCATCAAATGCCCCCGCTGTGGGGCGATCAACCATTTGAGGGCCGCGAGCCTCGAACCAGCGCGCCACCGAGCGCCCAGACACATGGAGCTTTGTAATGGGCGCGAAAATGCCTCTCCCGGTCAAACAGCCGGGCCGTAACGGGTACAAATACAAGCCGCAGTACGGCGTTGTCGTCGTCTGTCGCGATGAAGCTGAACAGCAGGCGGCCTATCAGGCTCTGCGCAAGCAGGGCTACAAGTTGAAGGTGGTGTGCGTATGAAGCTGGCCGTACACCACCGCTGTGCCGACTCGACGTCGTATCGCGCGGCGCGCGTTAAATCACTGTTCAACGTCGACGACGGCCGGTGCTTCGACCTTGAGGCGGACCTGCCGATCGACGAGCAGGATTGGCAAATCGGCGTTATCGTCGGGCCGTCCGGCTCGGGAAAGACCAGCCTCGGGAAGGCCGTCGGGCCGCTGTATGCGCCCGAATGGCCGGCGCGCAAGCCAATTATCGACGCGATCACGCCCGAGGGGGCCTTCGACGCCGTGACGGCGGCCCTCTCCGCAGTCGGTCTCGGCAGCGTGCCGACGTGGCTGCGACCGTTTTCCGTGCTTTCCAATGGCGAGCAGTTCCGGGCGACCTTGGCCCGACTGGTATGTGAAGCGCCGCGGCTGGCAGTCGTCGACGAATTCTCGTCGGTGGTCGACCGCCAGATCGCGCGAATCGGCGCCGGCGCATTCGCGAAGGCGTGGCGGCGTACCGGTGGCCGCGTTGTGTTGCTGTCCTGCCATTACGACATCCTCGATTGGGTCCAGCCGGATTGGGTTTTCGACACCGCATCCGGTTCGTTTGAACGGGGGCGTCTTCGGCGCCGGCCGGCCATCGAGTTGGACGTCCGGCAAACCGACTGGCGCTACTGGCCTCTGTTTGAGCCGCATCACTATCTGAAGCTGCCGCGGATGATCGCAGCGACCAACTACGTTGGGTGGATCGACGGCGCGCCAGTTGCGCACCTCGCCGTCAGTACTCGTCCAGGTCTGATTGAAGCGCGCGCGTGCCGCCTCGTCGTGATGCCGGAATGGCAAGGTGCGGGCGTCGGCATGCGGTTTCTGAACGCCATTTGCGACGCTTGGCGCCATGGCCACAACCGGTACGGTCGACCGATGCGGACGCTTTTCCATACGAGCCATCCGGGGCTTGCGGCCGCGCTGCGCCGCGATCGACGTTGGACTCAGGTTTCCGGCAGCTTGGTCGGTCATAGCCGGCAGCGTTCGGTTGAATCGCTGGCGGCCAGTCGCGCACGCGCCGGTGGGGACGGAAAGGCGACCGGCGGCTACGGCGGTCATTTCCGGGCAGTTCAAGGATTCCGCTTCCTTGACGAGGAGGCGGCATGCGCCTGA